AACGGGAATTTTCTGGTTTTTTGCGATATAGGCAACGACCATATTTATGTGTTTCCCATTAGTTTTTGTCATATCTGAACCTCTCACTGTTCATTCATCTTCAACCAGTTCAGTTTGATTGATTTCACAACAATTCAAGGCTACGTTGATGTAACCGTGAAACGAATTGAGCCAAAGATTTTTGAAAATCACAACGTCTGCCTTCGTCCGAATTTTGTTTTTAGCATCTGCAATCGCTTCATTTTCTGTAGCAAACGGTCCGTTTTTATTTTTTTTGTTCCATGGTTTTTCTACTGACCACCAAAAATACTCATAATTAGCCGGTGATAGTGGTATTAGCGGTTTTTCTCTTGCTTTCACCCGCTTGAACGCCAGCCGCACTTCATTAGCTTGGTCTGGACATAACTGATAGGCTGTTATGATTTTTTCATCAAAACCATCTGGCAACGGGACAAAACCGAGTTCAACGCTCGAAAGAAAGTCTCGTGAAACGCCGATCTTTTCAGCCATATTTCTTTCATCGTTTATATTGAAAAGTTTCCACCCAAACTCAGTTAGCATCTTCATCTCCCAATGGTGGAATTTCAGCATAGAAAGCGAACAAGCTTTTTTTGTAGCACTCTGCATCGCCTTCCCATTGTTTGTTTTTTCGGTTGTACCAGCCGGTGCAAACATTGCCGGATTTCATTGCTATCAAGTAGGTCTTGAGTTCCTCTTTCGGGCATTCCGAGAATGGCTTCCAAAAAGGTTTTTCAGTTTTGCTTTGTGGTGAAACGCTAATGACACCGCCGACAATAAGAGCTCCAATCCAATCTTGTATATTTTCCCTAAGCTCTTGTTGCTGTTCTGGTTCTAATAAATACCAATCGTCACAATAATCAGCAGCAGCGAGATCAAGCGTATTGTCTGATAAATCTGTAACAGTCATAGAAAGGGACGAATTGTCTTTGATAACGGCTGCTAGCTTTTTATAATCATCGGCTTCATATTCAGCCAATCCATCGTCAAAACGTTCCTTCAGCCAATCTGGCACGCTCACAGAAACAGTGTGAATATTCGCGTTATTGGTAGTCATTCTGCTGCCTCGCCAATTTGGGCTTTGTTATGGGCGTCTAACAGACATTCAAAAAAATCGGCTAGCATAGCGTATTTTACATCTAACCCGTCTTGCGGCGCGATACATTGTGAAAATACCTTCTCATGTTCATGTCGCTTTTTGTGGTCAACAAATGTTATTCGTACAGGCCACGGCGTCCGCTCATCCGCCCACATGAGACGTATTAGATCAGCACTATTCCAACCGGCCGCTCGAAGAGCTTCCATCGTATACTGCCGATTATCTGTTGTATTTCGGAGATCAATACGGAGAGATTGGCGCATAAGCATACCCATCGGTTGAGCAATACGATCTAGCGCATCATTGATATCAATAAAAAGACTATCCCGTAAAAGCGAGTTGATAGGTTCCATAACGTTAGCTAGTGCATTATTGATTTGCATTACAGTAAAAGTAACCATTTTTATTTTCTCCCAACCGGTTCGTCGGCATACCTTGCTTAATCGGTCATCTCGACAAATTGACCGTTTTTAACTGTATAGGTAGTGTCTGGCTTTAAGCCTTTTTCTCCTATACAGCCGGTCACAAAACTACGAAATTTTCCATCACTGTCATAATCAGCAAC